TCGTTCATATCCGCAAGATGCGCCATTAATTCGCGGATGGCGTTATTCACATCGCTTGGCACCATTGTGCCTTCGCCCGTGTCTATAGAGTCAATATCCGTGTTATTTGAAGCACTTACATCGTACTCTGAAATCTTCGTCTTAGCCATTTCTATCTCCTAGTTAGGCATTTATAGCATATTTGCGCGCCCGCGTCATTGCCCCATCCGGCGCTGGAACGGTAGGCTCTCGGTGATGTCTACGCGGGGTACTTGCGGCTCAATCATTTGAGACAACAAGCCCGCTGTGGCAGGCGCACGCAAAGCTCTTGATGCCATAGGCACGACTGCGCGCTTTAAGCCAAACTGCCCAAGGCGTGTCGTGGCGCCGCGACCGAGCATGCCGCCAGCCAGACCTAAGGCCGCGCCCTCTAATGACATGTCACCGGGCGCGCCTACTAGCGCACCACCACCGCCGTACAATGCGGCACCGGTTAACAGTCTACCCGCTGTGCCACTGTCTGGCAGTGTTGGGCCTATGACACGGCGTGCTGTCTCGATTGGCTTTTGCATGCGCGCCTCGCCTGCGGCTAGTCTCGATAAACCGGCCGCACCCGCTTTGCGCTCTTCAGACCTAACGGCGGACATTGCCTGAGCTGGTGTAAACTCGCTGTCCAAACCCTTTGCGGCAGCAGCACGCAACGGCACAAATTGTGAATACGCTTTGTTTGTTTTTTGCAGTATATCTTTTTTCTTTGGTGAATACTTTGCAATCAAGTCCATCATGCCAACATCGAGATCACTGTAAGCTGTGGCGATTTTGCTGTCTATTGGATTTGTGCTTTTGAGATATCTTGTGGCCTCGTTGCCAAGTTGCATCTGTATTTCTTGGATAGCCTCGCCGGACAGCTTGCCGTCTTTGGCGCGACCCAAGACTTGGCGTATCACCATATTCTCGAAATCTACGCCCTCGGCTAGTCCAGCCTCGCCCACGCTTTCCTTCGCCTTAGCCACAATAGATGACAAATCGTCGAGCAATTCGTCGTTTACATCAACCTCGACACCCTCAAGCGCCTCTTTGTATTTTTTGTTGAATATACTTCTCGCCTGATTAAATGCTGTCCTTGGCGGCGTGTTCTTTGGTATTTCGACCCCCAGAGGCTTTAGGGCGCGATTATACATATATGTCGGAAACGCTTGCATGCCGCGCTCCATTTGCGCGCGTATGCCGCCGCCAATAAACGGCATCGACGTCAGCGCCTCTTCTGCGCGCTTCATGCCGGGGAAATACTGGCCTACTGTCAGCGGTATCTTTTGTCCGAGCGCCTTGGCTTGCCTTGAGGCTACGGGGGCTAACGCCTCGCCGCCGACGCCTAATGCGCCGCCAAGAGCCGCGCTAACAGGTACGTCTTCGACTTCTTCTGCCGCACCTGCGCCGTACAACGCGCCACCTGCACCCGCCTTGGTTAGCGCGCCTTTGACGCCCATACGCCCAAGACCTGCGGCTAAACCTGCGCCACTTGGTATGCTGGCGGCGATTTCGGTGCCATACGCCTCAAAGGGAAAGTCAGAGCGAAACTTCTCAAGCTCAGCGCGTATCTGGTCGCGCTTTTCTTTGTACGTCTCTTCGCCTAATGCACTACGAAAAAAAGCCTCAAGCTCGTCAGCAGTTCCAAAGCTGATACCTTGTGCCGCTGACCGGCCAAGACCCGCAAAATATTCTGGCGTAAAACGCTCGGCTTCTGGGGCTGGTGCCGGTGCTGAACCGCCTACTGGTTTAAGTGCCATCTCTTATTCCTCAACGTATAGTTGGCCGCCAATCATCACATAAGTGCCTTTTGGCAGGTTTGCGGCTTCGGCGTCGGCTTCTGTTGTAAAGGTTGTATATGGGTTAGCCAGCGTTCCAACTTTTGGTATACGGCTCAAAACAACTTTTGTTGGGTCTAGTTTGTAAGCCTCAGATAAATTTGTGTACCTGTTTTCAATGTTTCTCTGCATATCCATATATGGCTGGAATTGTGTTCTTGCGGCTTGCACGAATTGATCCCTTACCTCTTGTGTAAGTCGCTGTCCTGTTCTTACTTTGTTATACAGGTTTCTTAATTGCTCGCTCACTCCACCAGCTTTTTCGGCTGTCGCAAACTCGCCTTCTCTTACAACAGATGTTGGGTCAATAACCTTCATGTAACCAAAGATAAGGGCAAGATCAGTTGCGCCCGTTGGCGTTTCCGTCATTGCGGCTTTTTGCACCTTTTCAAAACCAAGCCGCGCCTCGTCAAAATTTTTGGCCTGCTTGTCAAACTCGCCTCTAAGTTGTTTTTCGTTTGTAAAGGTCTCTTTACCCAAAGTACCAGCAATCTCGCGCTCTTTTTGTGCAAACTGCATCAACTGCATACGGCGCGCAAAGTCAGCCGCCTCGGCGGCACGCTCTTCTTTTAAGCCTGCCTGATACCCGCCAGATGCCGCCGCACCCATCTCAGCCAACACACGGCCGAGCGATACCGGTGTGTCTCGATAGTCACTGGCACGCGCACCTGCTAGTGCGGCTTGGCTAATCGCCTGACCCATTGGCGACGATAGCGGCTGGCTGAAAGCATCCATAAACCCACCAGTTTGACCACCTGCTGGCGGTGTGGTTGGCGGGGGTGTGGTTGTACCGGCGGGCGGTGTCATGCGCGGCATAGCGGCCTGTTGCGCCACGCGCTGCATCATTGGCGACATGCGAGCTGTCGGCTGTGCTATCGTTGGTGGCTGTGGGCGCTGCAACGCCATACGCGGGGTAATCCCGGCAGGCGTCTGATACTGTCGCATCATGTTGGCAACGGGGCGTGTCTGACGCCCCTGCGTCATCATTAGAAATCTTTGTGCCGGTGTCATCTGCGCCATACTAAGCCCCCAACAATCCCGCTAAGCCGCCGCCGATAGCACCTAAGCCGGGCGCGCCAAACATACCGCCAAGCTGTGCGCCACCAAGTGCGCCTGACAGCGCCGAGCCGATTGGCTGGCGATACACCGGCTGAGACTTCTCGCCGCCAACCGTGCCGCCTTGGATAATCGACATGTAATTCGCCAACGCGTTAAGCGGGCTTTCCTGCTCAAACTGGAAGCGCGCCATATCCGCCTCAAGCTCTGCCTGAGACTGACCCTCGCGCGCCGCGCCGACTTCGGCCAGCTTCTGCAAGTCGCGGAACCCAAACTCATACGCGGCCGGTGCCTGAGCGATTGCGTCCTGTTGCGCCTGATACGCCATTGGCGCCAAAGCCGAAGCAACCGCACCCTGCTGCGCGCCCGAGCCGTAGCGACCAGCGCCGGCAAACTGAGCCGCAACCTGATCGACCACAGGCTTAAACGCCGCAGATTGCAGCGGGTTCGTACCCATCAAATTTTGCATTACAGCGGCTTGCGTCATTGGAATAAACGGCGAGCCAGAGGTAGCCATCTGACGCTGACCGGCTAGCGCCATTTCGCTCTCGGGCGAGTAACCCACAACCGTCTGGCCGGGGTAATACTGAGGCGGGCCGCCCTCGTACATTTCTTTGGCCTGCGACATGCCGTATTCAAGAAATGGCTGTGCGTATGCCGGTGGGCCGCTACTCTGGGTGATTGTGCGTGTTGATCCGCCGCCTTTAGACATCGTGTAAATCCTTTGCCAAAATAACCGCCGTAGCGGTGTAATCTTTGAGGTGCCGTTGCCAGCCTTTCCTGCCTATAATTTCCATCGCGTCACATCCGAGTGACTTAGCCCAAACCGATATGGACTTCTCCGCCTCAGTCAGCTCGCTCAAGTCGCCGCCCGCAAGCCAGATGCGGCATATAGACCGCTGTGGGTAGTCCACTATTTCTGTGATAATAGCAGACTTCTCTAGCGGATGTAACTGTGCCTTGCCGGTAGCCACAGCGTGGTGGACGTCTTCCATAGTGTGCGTTTCGCCAGCATATTTCAGCGCGTCGCTAATCCACTTGCGGCACCGTTCCCAGTGTCCGCCGAGCCGGTCGCTATCCGATAATAAGATAGGCGACGTCGACGTCATGTCCGTGATTTTTGTGTTCAATTATCATCGTCCCGTTGGTGCTAGTGCTTTTAACAAAAGGCAAACTGTGTTCTAGCGTTTCATTGTATCCAGTAAAAAATACAATACTCTCTATCCCATACCGCAGATCGTTAACAGTAGTTGTTGTTGTGCCGTTTGTTAAAGTAGCGTAGCCGACACTGTTTAGGCCACCCCCAACCGTCCTGTTTACAACTTCTGCCACCTCTCTCGTCGTGGCGGTGACTGGGTTCAATGTTCTAAAATTTGTTTTTCTTTGCGCGACCGTCATCGTCTGCCTACCTGCCTAGCCTCGACGTCAATGCCGTGCGCGAATGACCAGTTACCGGAGAGCAGCATCTTGACGCGCTGGTATCTGTCCTGCGCCCTAAACGGCACAAAGCCAGCCGCATTTGTCGTGCCGCCCGCTTGAAACGCGACCGCGTCTGTGGGCGTGCCGCGCAATCCCACAAACAGCTCGACCGACCCATCCTCGTGGTACGGGTAAACGCGCGTGACGATGCTGTGTTTGCCCATACTGAGTGCTGCCTCGCCGGTCGTGATTGTGGCCTGCAACGGGTCGCCGGTAAACGTAAACAACTTGTCACCAACCGCGCCGCCGAAGAAAAACTCGCCGCCTCTAAATAACTGGCTGTCGAGTACCGTGGTCAGCCCATCGAGCGTAGCCGACAGGTTGTCGAGATCCTCGACCGTGTAACCAGCGCTGAAGAATGGCGCGATAAAGTCCGCCTCGACGTTGCCGATTGACCAGCGGTTTAGTGCGTAGTTAAAAATCAACAGCCGGTCAGGGCGGCCAGTCGTGCTGGCGGTGCTGGCGTATGACCAGACGGCTATTTGATTTAACGGGTCAACCGCCGCAGTCATATTATTCTTGTATGTGGCGTTAAAATCTTTTGCAAAAAACTTATCAATTTTTTCATTTCCAATCGGCGTCGAGCGCTGGCCGTCGAACATGTGGAAGCCGTTGTCGGAATAATAAAACACGTTTGAGCCGTAGTTACACACTGAGCCGGGTATGCTACAGCCGCGCTGGCTCTCGACCTTGTCAAACTGAAAGATAAGCGGCGGGCCAGTGTATGTGGCGCGGAATATAGCCTTTTCACAAAGGATCGTGCAGTATTCGCCGCCGACCATCCCGGTGATAGCGCCAGCGTCTGGCAGCTCCTGAAAATCGCTCTGATCGGTGCCGGTAGTCCAACCGTCGATGTCGTTAAAACCTGACCATCTGACCTTATACGGCACCCGGCCCGACCCCTCGTCGATATTACCTACCCACACGAAGTCTCTCACCACGGCAATAAAGTCAGCCCTTGGTGGAGAGCCGGCCAGATTAGAAAACGCGGTGTCGGTGCCTAGTTGCCACTTTTGCAGCTCCTCGCCTGTCCCGCCAGACGCAATGACATACTCACCGAATTGTACGAACCGCCACTTCTCGGCGCCAACGAGGTCATAGGCCGGCGACCCAGCCTTGCTGACATCGTCCAGATTGTTTGTCGAGGCGTTGAATGAGTATAGCTTGCTGTCGTCTCCAGCAAATAGCTTGACGTTGCCGCTGTTGTCTTTGGCCGCATACACGCCTCTTATTGTCCCGCTGGCTGCGTTACTAAAACTGATAAATTGGTTTAGCGGCCGATAGCCGTTATATGCCGGTATCACGTTTTCTGCCGTGACGACGCCTGCGTTCATAAAGTCCGGCTGGTCAGGCAGCCACTCGCCAAAAGTAATCATTGCGATAACCAGTTCCCAGTTGCGCCTGATGCGGCAGGTGTCCAAATTCCGGCAGCGCCAGCAGCGGCGTCCACCCATCCCGGCGTGGTTGGCGTAACCGCCGACCACTCCTCGCCCAGTATAGTCATTGTCACGTCGCCAGTCACTGCCACCTGCTCGGCGCCCGTAGCAGCAAACTCAGCCACAACACCTGTCGCTTGCGTCACTGCAATCTCAGCCGTGCCAGCGCCAAGCGTCACAAAGTTTGAGTTTGACGTCGCGCTGACGGTGATTGCGGCGGTGGCCGCCATAGGCCGCACGCGGTTGAGATCAGACGTCGCGGTGCCGACAGCGTTTACCAGTGCCTCAAACGGCCTGACCCGCGCAAACGCGCTAGAAGCCGTGTTGACGGCCGTTACGCTTGCTGCGACTGTTCTTATACGTTCGACAGCTCCAGAGGCCGCCACAGAGACGTCTACGGCGGCGGCTACGCCTTTTAGCTTTACTGATGCCGATGTTGCAGCCAATGACGCAGTCGCTGTGCCACCCGTCACCTTTACCTCAAGCGCGAGCGCGTCGAGCGTGCCATAGTTCCAACTATCGAGCGCGCCCCAGCCGTCCATATGATCGAGCGCAACCGCAGTCCACGAGACCTTGTCGCCAACCGTGTCAACGGTAAACGACAGGGCGTCTAGCGTGCCGGTTAGCCTATCAAGTGGTGCGGTGGTCGACATTGGCTACCCCTAAGCGGCGGTAATGTCCATATCACCGATTGCGATCTTTAGGATGTCACCCGCTTCGATTACTTTACTTGCAGTGAGAGACCCGTGGATCAGCAAGTTGCCAGAAGACACCGCGTCGAATAAACCGAAGTGCGAGACCGTACCCCACGATCCAGTAGCAGCGTTAAACTCAACCGCCGCGTCGTTTGATGCAACACCAGATGCTGCCGCGCCAAAGCTGATAGCCTCGCGGACGTAGTTATTGCCCGTCAGCTCGGTGCCGCTGTTGTCGTCGTTAAACGACCCAGTCGACAGGCCGACGTAAACAGTTGATGGCATCGTGTAGGCGCCGGTGCCTAAGATGTGGTCAAGGACCTCCAGCTCTAAATAATCACTCATAGCCGACATTGTTAATTCTCCACTGCTGAATTTTGGCGTTGATATACACTGCTGATAAAGAGCGAGCCGGTGCCATAGTGCGAGCGTTGCTCATCAACTTTGATTTCTTCAAGCGCAAGGTTGAACCGTTGCAGGTACTGCGACGCACGCGTCTCATCTAGCAGGTAAGCATACGCCTCGGCCAGTGCGCCGTAAAGGTAGGCGTCGGGCGACCGGCTAAGGATGTTGTTTGTCTGGTTTGCGGCTGACAGCGCCTCGATCGTGCCGATGTAGACAATCTCAACCGTGTAGGTTGTGTCCGGTATCGGGCGCAGCTTGATCTCGTCGCCGATGATGCTGTAGCCCAGCGGCTTGCCCGCACCGCCCGACGAAAACTTGGTGTCGAGAGCAGACGGGCTGTAGTAGGACAGCACGGTCAGCGGCGTGGTGTTTAGCTTCACCTCACGCACCTCACGCAAGTCAACCGGCAGGGCGAGGTATTCGTTGCCCGCAACAGTCGACGCGGTGACGCGCTTTTCCTGACTGCGCGTCTCAAGCTCGCGGCTCATGCGCGCCTCAGCCATTGTGATGAAATCCGGTATCTGCGCCGTTAAGTCGTCACGCGCCAGAAAATTGGCTATGGCGAGCTGTAGGTTTGTGTATGTGTCGACTGCCATTATACGGTTCCGCCGCCTGTTCTAAAGTCACGGTTTTGGTTGTCGTTTAGCCACGCCTTCCAACCCTTCGGGTTTTCCTGCGGTGTGCCAAGCGTCTCAATCAGGTGATTATACACGACGTTTGGGATTTCCGCTACATGCTGCATGTGGCGCTGCGTGTTGCCGATCATGTTGCCCTTTTGGTAGTCGTTATTCATCTGCCGGTTTAATTTTACCAAGCCCTCAAAACTTTGCTTTTGCTCAAGGTATGTCGAGCCGTCGTTGTTTTGATGCAGATAAATCTCTTTGCCGGTTAGCGGGTCTTTTTGTACTACGCGCTTCATATTCCACCTATGAAAATTGGAAGAGAGGGGGCAGTCGCCCGCCCCCTCAAAAGGAAAAAATCCTTTATTATGAACCACTTAGGTCAAAAATTCCTGCGTGGGCTTTGGGCGCGGTCGGCTTGAGCGCCCACTCAACCACAATGTGGCTGGTTGTGGCGTCGCCGTCTTTTGCCAAGTCTTCCTCAAGGAAGTTACGGCCGTTCAGTGTGCAGATTGACACAAAGTCTGGGTCAACCAAGAACACCCGGTCGTTGCCCATCAGGCGTGATGGGATAGCTTCCACAGTACCGAAGTCAGTCAGGAACACTGAAGTCGAACCGACATATGTGACTTCCTTAGCGGCAGTCATGTTCACGTCGTTTGACACCAGATTGCCAGACGCTGACAGGTCTGAGAAGTTGGCCCGGTTAGTGGCACTGGCGACCATCAGGCGAGGATTACCGCCGTCGGTCCACGCATCCTGCATGCCGTCCTCGATGAGGGCCAGTGTTAAGGCCCTGTCGTCTCCGCCGGTGATCGTGTCGGTCCCGTCGCCAGTGGCAAAGGCCCCGGCAGTGGCCCCGACTGAGCCGTTTGTGATCCAGCAAGACAGTGACGCTGACTTGCGTGGGTCGTTACCAGAGCGGGCAACGTCGGTGTCACCGATTGCCTTCTCGATGTCGCGACGAAGCTCAAGGGCCTTGAGGACCTTTTGATAATTATGCTCTCGTTCACGGCCCGCCGTGTCAACAGCATCGAGGGTCCCGCTCGTGGCAAAAATTTTCTTGCTTATCTGGTGATAATTTCCAACACGGCTTGTTGGGGTCGCCGCTGCTGTCGCAGTGGTCGCACCTTCATTGTGATAGTTGGTAGCAGATGCCGCAGTTAATTCTTGGACCTGCCACTCAGTAAAGATACCATTGCTGGTCTCTTTTTTTACGTTGCTGAAAATTGGTGTTTCAGCAGGGTCGATGCGGTAAATAATATCGGCGAGCTGTTCGCGCTCACCAATAGCCGCTCCTGTTGCAAAAGTAGTCATTTTATTTTCTCCTCGGGCTATCTGCCCATCAGATAATTTACGGCAGCGTCGACAGTCCCGGCGTCTTCAAAACGCTTTCGTGCCTCACGCTGAGAACGGGTAGCAACTTCTCGCTTGGTCTTCGGGCGTCCTGCCTTAGCCATCTTTGGCGCCTGCCGGGTGCGTTTTTTGGCGGCGGGTTTCTTCGACTGAAGGTTGTCCCACTTCCACGCCTTGTAAAGCAATTCGATAGCCCGCGCGTCAGACGCGTTGGCGATCTCTTCTTCACTAAACCCGATGCGACGCTGTGCGTACTTGATGACTTCCTGACGCTCATTCTCACGAATGTCGTCATTCTGCCAGTCAGGTATGCGCTGCAACATATCGGCGCGCTGGTTCTGCAAGTGCTTCTCCAGATTGCGCTGATGGTCGTGCATCTGTTCCTGAGCGACGCGCTGCCTCTCGGCCTCGACTGTCTTCTGCTGTTCCTTGTACTGATCCCATTCGGTCTTAGCTAGGAACAAGTCACGCTCGCTCATTGTGTCGGCTAATGCTCTCCAATCAGGTTCCTGCTGGACTGTCTGTTGGATTTGGGCGCTCAACTGATCAAGTTGCTGCGCGTAGGCGTCTCGGAGCTGCTTAACCTCGGCTGCCTCTTGCTCGAAGGCTTTGCGTTGGTTAGCCAATTCCATCGACTTCCTAGTAAATGACTGCTGCCGCTGATAACCGTTTCGCAGTTCGTCTAGGTCTACCTCTACCTCTTCGCCGTCA